TTAGAGGATGATCTTTTCCTAGGGCGTTTTGGCCCCGGTAAGGTCTCCGAACGAGGTGTCGACAACGTTTGGGACAAGTTAAGCAATCTAGTTCTAGACGCTAAAGTTCGTCGTACGTTTCGTCCTACTCGATTCGGTCTAAACCGCTATACGCGGGTAGGTCAGGTTGAGTGTGACGGGGTTAATGGCATCAACTCTGTGCCATCGCAAGAAGGTCCTGGTTACTGCTGGTCTCGGCTTAAATTCGTCTTCAAAGACTTATCTAAAAGCCGGTCTATATGCATGGAGCCTAATGGGTATATGTATGCCCAACAGGAGGTAAAGAGGTGGGTCTACCATTCTATGGAGACCTCTCTCATTTCCCGCTTTGTGCATCTTAGTGATCAGACATTTAACCAGAATGCGGCCGTCCACGGATCTAAGTATCTTAGTTCTGATACTTTGGATTTGTCATCGGCCTCCGATTCGGTTCATATTGACCTAGTCAAGGGAATCTTCCCTTCACAATGGCTATACTACCTACTCGGAACCCGGACACGGGAGGTCATTACACCAGACGGTGCCACGATTTCTCTTAAGAAATTCGCGCCCATGGGTTCTGCCCTCTGCTTCCCGGTGCAGTGCGTTGTCTTTACGGCTATATGCCTTCAGAGCTACGCGACGCATATATTGGGAAAGGTAAGTGGTGAGGATGTGGTTACGGAAGAGGAATACTCGTCTATTGTTAAGGACGGTATCCATCGACTCCATGGACCAGGCACCCCCTTCACACGAAGGTTGGAGCCGCCACTTGTCTTCGGTGATGACATCATCTGTGACTCACGGGTTACGGGGGATGTAATATCTGCCCTCATCAGACTAGGCTTCTCTGTTAATGTCGAGAAGTCTTTTAAGGGATCGCAGACATTTCGCGAATCATGCGGGGTGTTTGCATCTTCAGGTGAGGATGTTACGCCGTTCCATTTCAAGGTACCCTTTTTTGGAGGGTACAGTACTCTGAACACAAGTTTGTATGCCGCCCTTATAGATGCTATCAATAATTTGAAGCGTCTAGGGTATCATCAAGCCTCTATGTTTTTGAGATCTGTCCTGGTACAGAAGGTTGGCCTTCGTGGCCGTATACCTTATACAGAGGACCCTAATGGATTCGGTATCCTAGTGAAGCACAAGCATCATGTGCCTGCTTCTTCTCGAAGATACAATGCCAACTGGCAGGTTGACGAGGAGAGAACACTGGGGATAGTTGCGCGGGTACCCAAAGGTACCTCTAGGCCTGACAACCTAGATGAGTATTCCTACGCACTATGGCAGAGAAGCAAGATACGGGGGATTGCTTCCTTAGAAATGAGGAGCTCTCGTATCAGACCGCAGGAAACGCGGTTCGCGGCGATTTGGTCACCGCTGCGATAGAGAACCAGTTGAGGGAGTTACTGAGATGACGTTTTGCCATGAG